CACCCGCGACGTGCTGGCCCAACTCGCCTACGACGGGCAGCGCTGCCTCCAGCACCACGCCGAACCCGGCAACCCGGTCGCCGCCGCCGAGCACCGGCAGGAACTGGCCACCGCGCTACTCGCCGCCCAGAAGCTCCTCGGAGCGGACCGGGCGGGGGTGGGCTCGGATCAGGATGCCCCGTCCGCCCCGCACGTGCGGCCACAGGCCGCCGAACAGGCCGCTCCGGTCGCCCAGTACCCGCCAACCCCGGAAAATCGATCTGAGGCCGTTCCCGAGCCGGCCGACGCTCCCAGCGAGGTTGGAGCGTCGCCCGTCGGTCCGCGCCGCGACCAGCACGCCGCCACCCTCGACCGGGCACTCGCGCTGCTCCACGACGTGCTCGACGATCACTGGCTCGACCTCCCCGGCCGGCCCGCCGGTCAGCCCGGCGCCATGCGGTTCCTCGACGGCGACCAGCTCGCCGGCTGGCGGCAGCGCATGGCCGCCATCGAGGGGGCGGTCGATCCGAACTACGAAGGCCCGCACCGCAGCCGCAACTTCCCAGTCGAGTACGCCGACGACGCCTACCAGGCCGGCCGGCTGGACGAGGCCGACCGTGGCTGACCGTGCCCGCCGCCGCGCCGCCCGCGGCGAGATCGCCCTCATCATCGGCCTCGCCGCCGCGGCCATCCTCGCCGTCGTGGCGCTCACCCTGGCCGGCGCCTGGTGACCCGCCTCGCCCGCTGGCTGCTGCAAGCGCTGTGCGCCCTCGACGGCCACCACTCCCGCACCACCACCACCGTCACCCGCCAAGACGGCCCGCTCACCCGAACCCGGCACACCACCACCTGCGACCGGTGCGGCCGGCGCCTCCACCCCGACAGGTAGCGGCCTGCCTGCCTAGAACACCCACACCAGCCAGCACCAACGCACAACCAGGGGGGACCATGACCGGCCAGCTCCAGCACCTCGGAGACCTCGTCGACCAGCTCTGCGACACCACCACCAGCACCGTCCCGCTGTACGGCTGGACAGCCAGCCGGCACCGCCGCATGACCGCGATCCGCACCATCCGCCACCAGCCGCTCCTCGACGCCCTCCACGTCGCCGTCCACGGCCGGGGCCACGGCGACACCGGTGGCGCCCGCACCGTCCCCGGTTCCCGACCGCCCCTCGACATGGGCGCCCTGGACCGGCTGCTGGCCATCGAGCACGGTGTCGACCACTGGCGCCACGAGTTCGGCACCGCCCGCCGCGGCGACCTCAAGCGCGACCTGCGCGGCCTCGTCGGCGGAGCGTCCACCGCACCGTCCGGGCAGCTCGATCAGCTCGCCCGCGAGGCCGGGCGGTGGCTCACCTGGTGCCGGGTCATCGCGGGCTGGGACACCCCGCCGTGGCGGCCCAACGTGCCGTGCCCCGTGGTGGAGTGCGCGGCGCGTGGCCTGCGCGTCCGGCTCGACCGGTCCACCGCCTGCTGCGTGGCGTGCGGCGCCACCTGGGACGTCGACGCCATCGGCATCCTCGCCCGCTACATCCGCACCGCCAAAGGTGAGGACGCGGCATGATGGCCGCCGTGGACGACCTGGTGGTGTGGCTGCGTGCCCAGCTCGACGAGGACGAACGGCTGGCGAAGCTCGCCGCGCCCGGCCCGTGGGAGTTCTCGGATCGCGGCTGGCAGCTCCGGCTGACCGCCGACGAGCCGCACTTCGAGCGCATCGCCACGGCGGAGCAGCCGCAGGACCCGGTGTACTTCGCGCTCCAGCACGCCGCCGAGCACGACCCGGCCCGGGTGCTGGCCGAGGTGGACGCCAAGCGGCGCATCCTCGACGAGCACCGGCCCCGCACCGAGCGGCATGGCTGGGACAGCGAGCCCACGATCTGCGGCACCTGCCGCTTCGACGAGGGCCTCGACACGTACAACTACCCGTGCCCGACGGTCCGCGCGCTGGCCCTGCCGTACTCCGACCGCCCCGGCTACCGCGAGGAGTGGAAGCCGTGAGCAGCGACGACGCCCGAGAGATCAGCTTCATCCGCGACACCGGCGACCCCTGGTACGGGCTGCTCACCAACCCGCCGCAGCTCACCGCCGAGCAGATGGCCGGTCTCGTGGACATTGGCCAGGTGCACGGCGGGCCGCTCGACGGCGCCAGGATCTTCATCCCGCGCGTCGCGAAGGCCGAGCACATCCCTGCCGAGGAGTTCCTCGATGCGGTCCGGATCACTGACCCGGTGGGTGGCTGGCGGATCCGCGATCGGGTGCATGCCGAGCTGGAACGCAGGCTCGGCCCGATCTCGCCGAAGGTGGCCTGGGCCAAGGCTCGCATCCTCATCGACCGGGCCGGCACGCTGCACGGCTGCCCATGTGGCTGCCGTGGTGACTACCACCTGCCCGAGGAGTGCCGGGGCTGCTGAGACGGTGACCGTGTCGTTACTTGACAGTCTGTCCGATTACCGCGATCATGACCCCATGATCTGACCAGACTGACCACTGGCCAGCACGGACACAGCGAACGGCCCCCGGAGCATCCCGCCGGGGGCCGTTGCACGTCCTGGGCCTACTGGTTCTCGTCCACCCGCTCCACGGTGGCCACATCCTCCTTCCGCATTCGCAGCACAATGCCGTCACCGTCGCAGAAGTCGACGAAGTCAGGGCCATCGATGATCTCGCTAGCCCTGACTTCGCGGCGTGTGGGGCCGGTGTGCGCCTTGTTGATGAGGTACTTCCGAATCGACATGAATGGAAGCTACCGCCGCCGAGGACGTGCACGAAGCTCAACGCGCCAAGGCCCTGACCAGAGCCAAGGCGGTGAGCCTGATGCCCCGAGGCTGGCACGCCTGCTCCACGCCGATCTGCCCCACCCTCATTCCACCCGGCGTCAGCCGCTGCCCAGGCTGCTCCCGCACCGCCGAGCAGCGGCGCGGCACGCCCACCGAGCGCGGCTACGGCCGAGCGCATCGCGCGTTCCGCCGAGCCGTGCTGCGCAGGGACCCGACCTGCGTCATCGATGGATGCGGCCAGCCCAGCGAACACGCCGACCACCACCCGCACAGCCTCCGCGAACTACGCACCCTTGGCCTCGACCCCTATCAGCCGAGCCGCGGACGCGGACTGTGCCAGCGCCACCACTCGACCGAGACCGCCCGTTCCCAGCCCGGCGGCTGGGCGGCACGGTAGAGCACCACCCCACCCAAGACACCCGCGTCTGATCCGCGCGGGCAGGAAGCCCCGAGTCCTCCTGGCTCGGGGCTTCCGCACATCCAGGAGACTCCGCTGTGAAGACCTGCACTGAGGACGGCTGCCCGAAGCCGCTGCGAGCGCGTGGCCTGTGCTCCACGCACTACAACAGAATTCGGTACTCACCGCAGGAGCGCCACACTGTTGTCACCATCCGGTGTAGTTATTGCAGCAAGCAGTGCGTGAAGGGCAAGACGTCCAAGTATGGCCGCCGGTTCTGTTCCTTCGTCTGCCGCGATCTGTGGCGCATTGATAGTGGCGTCAACGCTTGCCCGGCGGACAACAGAGAATCATGCAGGATCCCGTGGCGGACTTGCCCCGACTGCCAGACGCAGTGGTACAGGCACGGAATACAGAGAACGCGATGCGATGAATGCGTGGCTAAGCGGGAACGAACGCGGGTTGTGCGTGTCACCCTGATACAGACGCACACTGTGCAGGTGGAGCAACGCCTCCAGCCGCGGCCATGCGATGACTGCGACACGAGGTATACGCCCGGCACGACTGTGCAACGGTTTTGCTCAGCGCGCTGCACAAGGCGATTCAATAGGCGCGTCCGCAAGGCTCGTGAGCGCAATGCGCAAGGGATGTTTACCTGGTCTCAGGTCATGCGCATCTACCTACTGTTCGACAAGCGCTGCGCATACTGCGACGAGAAGATCGTTGGCCTGCCCGATCCTGACCACGTCATCCCCCTGGCTAAGGGCGGCCACAACACCATTGGCAACATCCTCCCGGCCTGCCGTACATGCAACTGCGACAAGCGTGACCTCATCGTGGATGAGTGGAACGCAGACCGGCGTCGACGCGGCCTTCCGCCACGGCACACCACGTGGTCAATCAACGATCCGCGATATCGACACCTGACCGTCTACAGAGGCACTGACGCTGCGTAGCGATCGCATGTGGGGCTGATACCTAACGTCCGTTTTGCGGAGTACCGCCGGGGAGGTCTCCGCCCGGTCAGCCGGGTTCAGAGACCCCAGTCGTTACCGCCAGTAACCGCCTGCCGAGCCTCGGACCAGGCCGCGGCGAGGGAGCTGATCACCATGACGAAGGGCGGTGCCCGCTCCCGCTCCGGCCCGGCGCCCGACCCGAACGCGCTGCGCCGCGACCGATCCGGCGACCGGGACGGCTGGACGACGCTGCCGGTCGACGGCCGGACTGACCCGCCGCCGGCGTGGCCCTTGATCGACCAGACCGCCCGCGAAGGCGAACTGTGGGCGGGGGAGTGGCGGCGCCCGCAGGCGCTGATGTGGGAGGGCAACGGCCAGCAGGTCGAGGTCGCCTTGTACGTGCGGCGGTTGGCCGAAGCCGAGCGGCCGGATTCGCCGGTGACCTTGGGCGTGCTGGTGCGCCAGATGCAGGAGTCGCTGGGCCTGTCCCTGCCGGGCATGTCCCGGCTGCGGTGGCGCATCGAGCAGCCCACTGACCAACCCGAACCGGCTGCCGTGGCCGGCACCGGCCGCCCCGCCGGGCCGGCGCAGCACCCGTCGGCCCGCGACCGTCTGAAGGTCATCGATGGCGGCCACGACCGATGAGTTCGTCGTCGACTTCCCCACCCTGTGGGTAGGCGCGGACTGGATTGAACGGCACTGCCGCATCCCGGACGGCTTCCACCGCGGCGAGCGGTACGTGCTGGCGAAGTGGCAGCTGTGGTGCACCGTCAACCACTATCGGGTGAAGCCCCGGGCGACGGTGGGGCAGCTCGCGCCGGCGTTTTTCTACCGGCGGTCGCAGGTGGTGGCGCCGCAGAAGACCGGCAAGGGCCCGTGGTCGGCGGCGATGATCTGCCTGGAGGCCCGGGGTCCGGCGGTGTTCGCCGGCTGGGCGGCCGGCGGTGAGGTGTACGACTGCCGGGACAACGGCTGCGGCTGCGGCTGGCGGTACGCCTACCGGCTCGGTGAGCCGATGGGTCGGCGCTGGCCGACACCGCTGATCCAGTTGACGGCGACCTCCGAGGACCAGACTGACAACGTGTACCGGCCGTTGCAGGAGATGATCCGGCTGGGTCCGCTGTCGGAGGTCGCGCGGGTCGGTGAGGACTTCGTCCGGTTGCCGGACTCGGGCCGCATCGACGTGGTGACCTCCAGCGCGCAGTCGAAGCTGGGTAACCCGGTGACGTTCGTGTTGCAGGACGAGTCGGGCCTGTACACCAAGACCAACAAGATGGTGAAGGTCGCCGACACGCAGCGCCGCGGCGCGGCGGGCATGGGCGGCCGGACCATGGAGACCACCAACGCGTGGGACCCGAGCGAGCAGTCCACCGCGCAGCTGACCGCCGAGGCGACAGTGAAGGACATCTTCCGCTTCCACCGGCTGCCGCCGGCGGGCCTGTCGTACCGCAACAAGCAGGAGCGGCGGCGCATCCACCGGTGCGTGTACGAGGGGTCCTGGTGGGTGGACCTCGACGCGATCGAGGGTGAGGCTGCGGAGCTGCTGGGGCGGGACCCGGCGCAGGCGGAACGGTTCTTCGGTAACCGGATCGTGTACGGCCAGGGCTCGTGGCTGCCGGACGGTCTGTGGGAGTCGCGGCGGCAGCAGGCGGCGTCGTGAAGACGCTGGTGTGCCTGGGCTTCGACGGCAGCGATTCCGACGACTGGACGGCGGTTCGGGCGGAGACGCTCGCCGGGTTCCAGTTCACCCCGACGTACGGCCCGGACACCCGGCCGACGATCTGGAACCCGGACGAGTGGTCGGGCCGCATCCCCCGCACGGAGGTGCATGCCGCCGTCGACGAACTGTTCGGCCGCTATCAGGTGAAGCGCATGTACTGCGACCCGCCGGACTGGCAGTCGGAGATCGAGGCGTGGGCGTTGCGGCACGGCGAGCAGACGGTGGTGGAGTGGGCGACGTACCGGCCGGTGCAGATGCACGCCGCGTTGACCCGGTTCGTGACAGATCTGACGACCGGCGCGGTCACCCACGACGGGTGCCCGATCACCGCGGCGCACGTGGCGAACGCCCGGAAGCTGGCCCGCCCGTCGCAGCGGTACGTGCTGGGCAAGCCGTCGCAGACGCAGAAGATCGACGCGGCGATGGCGAGCGTGTTGGCGCACGAGGCAGCGGCGGATGCCCGCGCCGACGGGTGGACGGACAAGCAGAAGTCGAGCCGGATGATCGTGATGCGCTGAAGGTCGGGGGTGGGTTGTGGACCTCGCCCCCGAGGACTGGCTGCGCCGGCTCATTGACTGTCACGACCACGAGAAGTCCGACCTGATCGGCCTCAACGCCTACTACGAGGGTGAGCAGTCCCTGGCCTACCTGGCGCCGGAGCTGGTGCAGGAGATGGGCGACCGGCTCAAGCAGGTCGTCATCAACTGGCCGAGGCTGGTCGTCGACACGCTCGAGGAGCGCCTCGACGTGGAGGGTTTCCGGGCGTTCGGGAAGGCTGAGGCCGACGACGAGCTGTGGCGGATCTGGCAGGCCAACGACCTGGACGAATGGTCGCAGCAGGCGCACATCGACGCACTGGCTATGCGCCGCTCATACGTGATTGTCGGCGCTAACGAGGTTGACGAGGCGACGCCGCTG